AGAGGATGAAAATAATACCAAAACAGCCGAGGCGATGGAGTCGAATTTAAGATGGTTGCTACAATCGGCTGTTCCTTCAGTAGACCCACGTAAAGGTAGATTGATTATCATTGGAACACCACAACATGAAAGATGTATGGTAGAAACCTTAAAAGAAATGAAGGGATGGAAGAATCTGGAATACAAACCAGACATGAATAAGGGAGTTGCTTTATGGGAAGATTGGTGGTCTATTAAGAAATTAAAAGAAAAAATGGCTGAATTGGAGTCTATTAACAGGTTATCTGTATTCTATCGAGAGTATATGTGTGAGATTGTTGGAGATGAAGACCAGTTGTTTAAAGCAGATGACTTTAGGTGGTATAAAGGGGAAGTGCATTTGGATAGTCAACGCCAAGCGTATATAAACATGACAGAACCAGAGCAAAGGCAAATCCCTATAAATATTTTCACAGGAGTAGACCCAGCGAGTTCTACGAAACAGACAGCAGATTATAGTGTGATATTCAATATTGGTGTGGATGCAGACGGAAATCGGTATGTATTGCCTTATTATAGGAAAAGGGCTACTCCTTTGAATTTAGCAGAGGCTATTGTAGATAACTTTAGAAAGTATCGTTCACAAAAAACTCGAATTGAAAGCGTAGGATATCAAGAGATGCTACGTGAATATGTGATTAAAAGGTGCGAACAAGAGAATTTGTTCATTCCTGGCTTAAATGTAAAAGAAAATCCCAGAACCAATAAGTCACGTAGACTGGAATCACTTCAACCTATCTTCGCAAGAGGTCAAGTCCACATGGACAGGAATATGCAAGATTTGGTTAATGAACTACTATTATTTCCAAGAGGAAAGCACGATGACCTTTTGGATGGTTTTTATTACGCCAATAAAGGATGTTATGAACCTCATCACGAAACACAGGAAGAACAAAAACACGTATTAGGCATGAATATGAGAAAGGTTGTGGATTGGATGACAGCTTAGTGTTGCGACACCCCCTGTCCTCTGGGATATCTTTCGTGCAATTTTATGCCTTTAGAAGTAAATCCAGAAGTAACAAAATCCGAAGACCTTCTCCATGACTATCATGCTCAGCGTTCAGAATGGGCTTCACAAGCCATGGAAGACGATGAGTTTCGCAACAATTCCCAATGGACACCTACACAGGTAAAGGTATTAAAGGGCAGAGCACAAAGCCCTATTACAGATAATGTAGTTCATCCAGCAGTTGAACAAGCAAAAGCACTCTTAACTGCAAACAAACCCAAGTTTCAATCTACAGGAAGAGATGATAGTGATACAAAAGTTGGAAGGCTTTTTTCAGATATCATGTCGTATATATGGGATATCTCTAATGGAAACGGAGAATTAAAACAGGTTATTGATGATTACTACGTAAAAGGGATGGGGGCTATGGTAGCCTATGTAGACCCAATGATGGATTTTGGCAGAGGAGAAGTCTGCATAAAGTCTATAGACCCATTTGATTTATTTATTGACCCAGCATCTAGGGACACATTTTGTAAAGATGCAAGTAATATCCTTATTTCTAAAGTTTTAACAGAGGAGCAAGTCAAAAATGCCTATCCACAAGTAATGCAACCAGATGAAGAAGGCAATACTCTTCTGCAATCTATGACAATGAGTTCAGATACAAACTATCCAATTTCTCAAAGAGATAGTACAACTCTTGACCAACAAATTGGGCCAACTCCTAACGAGTCTGATTCAAAAACATATCAAGTAATAGACCGATATGAAAAGGTTCAATTACCTTTTTGGCATTGCATGGATACAACCAATGGGAATGAATTTATTCATTCAGATGAAGACTACGCTGAATTCTTACAGCAACCAGCAGTTATTGTTGAGTCTTCAAATGGTATTCAGCACGTTACGGACAAATACAAAGTCCAAGAAATATTACAAATGTATGAACAGTTAGGTTCTGTCTTCCATTTAAGACTAGACCCCCAAACAGGTCAACCTACCCCTGTATCTGGTGCTGAGCCAGAAGGTGAAGATGAAACTGTTATACCAGAATCCACTACAGAAATAACGCCTATAACTATCCAAGAATTAGAGGCAAAGGGAATTGTTGTTTGCAACAAGGTATTAGTAGATAGGATAAAACGTGTGCTTTCAGTTGGAAGGGCTTTATTGGCAATGCAGATAATGGATATAGACGAATATCCAATTGTTACGCTGATGAATAGGCATAATAGAAATCCATATCCCATGAGTGATGTGCGATTTATAAAGCCAATCCAAGAATATATAAATAAGATAACGTCACTTATTATTGCTCACGCTAGTTCTTCGACAAACACTAAGCTACTTATACCAAGAGGCTCAATGAACAGAAGGCAACTCGAAGAAGAATGGTCAAGAGCTGGTACTGGCGTTATTGAATATGACCCAGAACTAGGACAACCTATTGTCGCTGGGCCAGTCCCTTTGCCTAACGAATTATACAAGAACAGAGAAGATGCTAAACAATCTATTTATCACATACTTGGTATCCATCCACTTCAGAGTGGTGACCCAAGTTCTGCCCCAGCTACATACAAAGGTACTGTGGCTATTGACGAGTATGCACAACGTAGGATTAAATCTAAGCTGGATGATATTGATGGGATGCTTAACCAGATGGGGAAGGTAGTTGTAAACCTAATTCAACAGACATACACAGATGAAAAAGTAATTCGTCTAATGAAGCCAGATGGTACTGAGACAGAACAAACATTGAATGGCCCCATATATGATGATTTAACCAATGAGTTAATTGGAAGAGTGAATGATGTCACAATAGGGCAATATGATTTAATTGTAGTAAGTGGCTCCACATTGCCATCCAATAGATGGGCAAGATTTGATTATTACATGAACCTTTACGAAAAGGGAATAATTGACCAACAAGAAGTACTTAAACAGACAGAAGTTGCAGATACGGAAGGCGTTCTCAAGAGGACGAGCATTATTAACCAGTTACAAGCACAAGTTCAACAGCAAGAAGAACAAATCAAAGAACTGGAAGGAGACCTTCAAACAGCACAAAGAGAATCTGTCTCAGATAGGAAAAAAGTTGAAATTGAAAAATTCAAGACCAAGCTAACGAATTCAGCAAACAAAACGGAAAAAGCAAGTCAATTGTACGAAGCACGTTTGCAAGATGAACTTAGCAAAGTCAAAGATGAAAACAGGGAAATACAAGCACAACAAATAAACCCAGTTGCTGTCTAATGACAAATTGGGAAGGAGATAAAAATGGCTGATATAAATGACCCAAGCGTTGCTGATGTGCAAGACCCAAACGTAGCTGATGAAGCTATCGAGTATTGGGGAACGCCACCAAATGCAGAAGTCAACCCAGAAACCGAGCAACAGCCTGTTGAACAAGCTGAAGCTCAGCCAGAAGGTGCTGGTGACGAACAACGTTATCAGTATTGGCAATCACGGTACGACCAAAAGGCAAGTGAATTTGATACCATGAGTAAGAAATTAGCTGAGTATGAGAAAGTAGCTCCAATAGCAGAGTACATTCAAGAAAACCCAGATATACTCAAAGGAGTAGCAAAGTCACTTTCTGGTGATACCCCAGAGGTTCCCTCGCAAGAGAAATCTATGGAATTACCAAAGAAACCGACACGTCCAACCAAACCAACTAACTACGATGCAACTGAAGCGTATATGGATGTAGATAGTGCCTCTTACAAATACAGAGCAGAGCTTGATGAGTATAGAGATGGAATGATTGATTATCAAGAAAGTATAGAACAACAAAGAATACAGCAGTTACAGGCAGAACAGCAGAAGGTTCAGCAAAGACAAGCTGAATATCAACAGCAACAAGCTGTTTCAGATATGAAGTATCGTCTTGTAAACGAATATGGATACGAACAAGGTAAGGCTGATGAATTCTTGAATTTCTATAGTTCCCCAGATTCCGTTACCCTAGAAAATCTAGTCCAGCTTGACAAATTAAGACAAGCACCTACTCCAGAGCAAGTTGCAACTAAACAAAAAGTCCAGGCTATGCAAAATGCAAAAGAAAGAATGAAAGTTCCTACACCTACTGCTGTGCAGACAGGTAATGCAGAACCTCAATATTCTGAGCAAGATTTGTTTAACATGGGCTTAATGCTAAATAAAAAGTAAATATCTCTAGGAGGATATAATGGCTACAACAGATACTACAGTAGTAGGGGCTAAGAATCTTGGCTCAAGTGGCGTACTCTATGACGAAAGAAGAGACTTTTACATTAGCCCACAGGTTGTTAAAGAACTTTGGACGGATGTAGCACCTTTTCTTACTGTCGTTGCTAATCAAAACACGATTAGTGGTATGGCTGACCCTACTTTCAAAATGTTTGAACACAGAAACCCATGGCAAAAGCAAGAGCTAACAGTCGATGCTACTCTTGCTGACAAAGTTGCTTCAGCAGAAGGATTAGTCGTTGGAAAAAACCTAATTGGTTTAGAATGCGAAGTTTGGAGTGACTCAGTTGCAGAAGCAGAAGGTGAAGCTTTTGTAAATGACAACCTTAAAAATGAGGGTGTTATTTTGATTACTGGAATCAATGCTGATGGTACTGCTATGACTTACGAAACTCTATCTTCAGATGCAATAACAGTAAAGGTAGGCGATAAGCTTTCCGTTATTGGTAATGCACAGGCTGAAGGAAGTGGCTCACCAGTCGCTTGGAGCGATGATTTATCAGTCGTCTTCAACCAATGCCAGATTTTCAAAACACCAGTAGAAGTAACTGGAACATTGTTACAGGCTTCTCTACGTGGAGAATCAAAGGAATTGGCTAGACTTCGTGACCAGAAGGCTTCTGAGCATAAGATTCAAAAAGAAAGAGCTTTTCTATTTGGGGCAAACCCAAAAGGAATTGAATCTGGATTTGCTCAATTGGAAGATGTTTCAATTGATGGAATGGCTGTTCGTACAACAATGGGTATCATCCCAGCGTTGGAAAAGCACGGAGTTTCTGATGCTAACTCATATTCTCAGAATATCTTTGGCATAGATAGTTCTTCCAATGGTGGTTATGATTACAAAGCGTTTGTAGAGCAAATGGAAAAAGTATTCCAGTATGTACCAACTGCTGGAATGAAACGAGCCTTTGTAGGTGCTGGTGCTCTTGGGTACTGGTCTACACTTGGGCCAGACAACTCTTTCTCTAAGAATTCTGGCTGGGAAGTCGGTCTTTCTGATATGAAGAGAGATGCTCTTGGTTTTAACTACAGAATGCTTGAAACACCTCATGGAATGTTGCAGTTGATTCCAACTCCAGCTTTACGTGGAAGGTACAACAAGTATATGCTAGTTGTAGATGACTCGAATCTGTTCCATGCTCAGTATAGAGCACCACAGTTTCAAGCTTCTATCCAAGCAAATGATGCTGATATTGTGAAAGACCAGTATATGTCTGATGAAGGCATTGGTATTTCAATGATTGAATCTCATTCATTGTTCAAAATATACTAATAAGTATGAGACAAGGGGGCTGTCTTCGGATAGCCCCCACTTTGAAATATGGCAAACTTTAAAACACAAATAGAAAACATAGCTGGGAAAACAGCAACAGTTGGAGCAACTGGTCAGAATGCATACAACGAAATGATAAATAATTTCTTAAAGCAGTCTGCTAGAGCAGTTCTAAATCTAATGCCAGATGATGTTCTTATTAGGGATAGTATTAAAACAAATATTACAAGTGATTCTGGAATAACAGTTACGGATAAAAAAGTAGTCAAGGTAACTAGGGCTGGTCATGGTTGCATAGAAATGCCATTAGAAGAAAAAGCACATTTACAAGCCAATAGTGGCAGTATTAAAGAACCAACCAAAAGAAGTCCTGTTTATTACATTGAGGGTCAAATAACTACAGGTGGATTCTTATTTATAAAACCAGACCCTACTGCAACAGAGCAAGGTCAATTGGATTTTAATTTATATCCTTCTCCTTTATACAATGAAGACTCTATAGACAATTTTCCAGATAGAGCAGAATATGCTGTTGTAATTGGTTCAGCAATAAGATTGCTACAACATAAAATTAATAAAATGATACATGAGGATGAGGATATTGAACTTACTTCTGTAGCTCAACAAGAACTGCAAACAGTTACCATGATGTATCAAGATGAAATTGCAAGGTTGAATGGTAGTGCTGGGATGGCACAGCCTCAACAGGGGGGTGAATAATGGCTCAAAGTAATCCAACAACTACAAATGCACCTACAGTTACCTATTTAGATGAGAATGGAAATGAAATTACAGTTGCTTATGGATATGGTATTACCCAAGAGCAGATGGTTGAATTGGTTCGTACACATCATCCAGAAATGCTAGAAAAAGAAATTAGAGTGTATTTAAACCAAGCTTTACGTGAGTTTACTAAAAAAACAAAGATATTAAGAGGGGTATTCCAAAAAGCAATTACTGAGGGTGTTAGGTGGTATCAAATTGACGATGAAATTGTTTCTATTAATAAAGTGTTTTTTAATGGAAAGGCTATTCAAAGAAATCTTACCCCACCAGAAAATGAGGACTTAGACGTATAATGGCAAAAGTATATTGGATAGATAAAGATGCTATAGCTGTAGGAGATATTGATGCACAAGGTAATGTAACTGGGCCAACTGCTGGGACATTATCTTTACATTGTTCTCGTCACGATGCACCATTTGTTGGCGTAGACATAGGAGTAAATAATTCTGCTGGTGTGCGAATAGAAATTGGAATGCTACAATCTCCAGTTGTCCCAGTTGAATACCATGAGGCTTTAACATATAAAGCCATAGCACATGGATATGAGAAAAAAGGTGAGTTAAAAACTGCTGATTATTTTCATCAAAAGTTTAACATGGCAATAAACGAGGGTAAACAAGAATCAAATTCTGCAAAATCTGAAGAAAGCCCTATTTCAATCATACCAAGGGATTATTAATGATAAAAGATATTGTGTCTACAAATCAAGGCATTAATACAAGGTGGGGGCAAACTCACCAAGGATGGGCAAGAGGAACAGAGAAATGGGCTAGTGCTACAACTAGAGAACTTAAAACTATTAAAGCAGAAGAAGCAGTTGTAAAGCAAACAGTAGCAGTTTCTCAATCAACATTAGGGGGATTATAATGGCTGGGTTAAGAGAATTTACAGTAGCGAATACTTATGCAGATTTATTGACAGTACTTGATAGAAACGCTCCAAATACTGGATTAGATGATAGGCCAAAAAGAGTATTTGATGGAGAGGGTATTTCAAGCCCTTTATTTTTAAGTACTACAGCAGTAGAGATAGCTGGGGGATTATCAGTTACTTCTGGCGTAACAATATCAAATGGCAATATTTCATCGAATGGAAGCTTTTCTTTTAAAAGCAATGGAACAGAATTGTTAAACATCAAAAGTGATGGGACAATACGTGCTATTAATGTTAGCACAGCACCAACGAATCCACAGGCTGGAGATTTGGTGAACTTGAATGGTCATTTATACATGGCAGTATAAGGGCAAAATACAAAATAAGGAGACATATATATGGCAACATATAGTAAGGTGGTCGTCGAAGATTCGGCTGACCATATAGCACAAACTTCAGCCAAAGCTGATAAACTTGCTACAGCAAGAACATTAGGTGGCGTAAGCTTTGACGGAAGTGCAAATATAAATTTACCTGGAGTGAATGCTGGAGGTAATCAAGATACAACTGGTAATTCTGCTACTTCAACTAAACTAGCAACTGCAAGAGCTTTTTCTGCAAGTGGTGATGTAGCAACATCCTCTGGTGTAAACTTTGATGGTAGTGGAGCAGTTGCATTGGCATTGTCTATTGGAGCTGATAAAGTACTTAACAGACATTTAGCAGATGCTTCTGTACAACCAGAGCAGTTCAACGATGGAAGAGGTAATTCAATAGGAAATGGTACAAATGGACAGTTTCTACAAACAAGTGGTGATGGTGGAATGGGATGGGCTACAATGCCTTCTCCAAATGATAACACTATTACATTATCTGCTGGTAATGGTTTATCTGGTGGGGGAGACTTTACAGTAGACCAATCTTCAGATGAGACTATTTCTTTTGCTTTGGATGCAAGTGTAGCTGGTACAGGTCTTGGACATAGTTCTGGTGTGCTATCTGTTAATGCAACACAGGCAATTACAAACATATCTGGAGACCTAGCAATTGCTGGTGATTTAACAGTTAGTGGTGCAACAATTACTACAACTACTGAAACATTAGAAATTGCTGATAATACTATGCTATTAAACTCTGATGCTACTAGAGCAGAAAGTGCTGGTTTAATGGTTGAAGTAGATAAAGATACTAGAAGTGCTAGTAAACCAGTAATGTTTTATGATGCTGGTTCTTCATCATGGAAAATGGGTGTTACAGCAGATACTTTTGCTAATGCTACAAAAACAGCCAGTATTTCATCAATTGTAAGCAATAGTTCGTTAGATGCAAATGATACTTCTGTACCAGTTGGTGGTATTCAAGAAGTAAGTGGAGTGATGTACATAAGAACATCTTAAT